CGCAAGGACAACGATATGCTCCACATCCCCAAGCACCCAAGACCAATCGTCTCTGCTCAAAATGTAATGCAGTCCTAAATAAATGCTCTATCTTTTGCTTGGCTAATAATGCATGCTCATTGGTAAATTGCTGGTCCTGACTTAATTTACACATTGCGGCCGACAATACATTACATTTTCGTAATGAAGGTAGTAGATTATACTTTGAATCCTTGTAAATAGTTATCCCAGGTGTGTAAATTGTTGAAATCATTGGTAATGGATAAACGAATGACTTTAGAACAGGATATAGATTACTCCTTCTACACAAACATTCTTCCTGTGCATGACAACCTATTCTAACTCCACCACCAGCATTCTTGAATGAAGCCATATTTAATATGGCAACATCATCACCCATTTCCATTGCTTTATCAAATGTGTCTTTATTGTCTAAATAGATTTTTGTATTGAATTGTTTTGGAACGAATGTAATTTCATCTTCACCTGTAAACGAAGCAGAATTTTTTACTACATTATCTACATCTTCCTTATCTATCATTGACAAGGTATTCTTGAATATGTAAATAAATCTCATTTTTTCAGGTGTCATAAAAACATTTTTCATAATTTCTCCAAAACAAAAAGAGCGGATTTTATAATCCACTCTACAATATAGAATTTTAAATGAAATCATTTAATATTTTATTATATTTTTGTTCTCGTAAATACTGCTTGTATTCACCCCAATAAAAATCAATAAAATCCTTTACTTCATTATATGAAACTCTACATGTTGGAAATGTTATATCTTCTACTGGTTCTACATATTCACCGTTCATTATTTCATCAATTGTAAGTTGAGTAAAACTTATATTTTTCAAATCTTCCCACGAACAATCTACTACTGACATGAATTCATTGTAAGCATTTGGAAATGTTATTGTGTACATACCTTCTTGTGAATAATCTTCAACAATTACATAACCTAACTGTTTAGCATAATCACGAAGTTTCAACATTTCCTTTACAGTCATTTTAGAAATCCTGTGACATTTTGTAGAGTTTATTTTGGACTTGTTCTTTCTTAAATGATAAAGATAATTTACTGATTGAACTATCCATCAATTTTTTGAATTGATTATAATTGGTGTTCTTCAAGTTAATATAGATTTTATTTTTTGGAAGTGTAACAAATTTTACATCAAATAAATTCTCATGGTCTAGTTCTTTTATTTCCCATTCTTCAACTATCTCTGCTGTAGTATCATTGAATGAAATTACACAACGCTTGTTTTCTTTATTCAAATAACTTTCTACTTCAATCCATCTGTTTATATTTGCCCAATAACATTCTGTACATGGGTCATACTCATAATCAGACTTATTCTTAAAATATTTTTTTAGATCTTCTACGGTCATAGTTTATTCCATTCTCTTTCAAGACGCTGCATCTGCTTGTCAAACTTTTTGTCTGCCCAAGTTGGTTTGATTCGTGAATAGGTCAAATAATCACCACCACAATGCTTATACCATGCCCCCAATCCAAATACAGCATTGTGTCTTTCTCCTGCAGGTGTTTCTTCCATCTTGCGTTTCACGAAATCTAATGCCTTTGTTAAATCTCCTGATTGAGTTCGGAATACTCTTGCTTTCGTTTCTCTATCTCGTCTGTCATGTTCACGATGTTCCAAACAATTCAAATATGCAAACATATACTGTGGTATATTATTCATATCAAATAATTCACCATCATGAATGTTGTAGTAATATGGAGAAGTTTTATCTTTGATTGCTGGAACCTTAAAGAATTGTGACTTGACGAAACTAGCCTTATCTACATGATTGAAATATGTTAGCAATAATGAATATGGACTATACAATGCTTCTGTGTTTCTACAAAACATTCTTTCTATATCATATTCTTTGTCAAGGAATAACAATACACGAAATTTGCTATTGAAACCATCATATGAATAACTTGTGTGTAAGAAATATTTGTATCTTCTAAAACGATCTTCAAATTCTTCATACGAATAGCCTTTATCATCAAAGTCCAATATTAGGATATTGGTCTTATCCATACTATCATTACAACGAATGTTGTTTTTTACTGTACAAAATTTCCATTGTGGTATATTGTCCTTGTTTGGGCAAGTAATTGGATCTTCTATACAATGAATAACATTCTTCATTACACCTTCGTTTATTTCCAAAGGCACCATTACATTATCAAATTGACTTTTTATATTTTGTATTTGCATTCTTATTTTACACCATTCAGCTTGTTCATAAATTCATCAGCTGGTGGATTTGTTTTCAATTTAATATATGTATCTACTGCGTTATCAACATCACCAATTAGTTTATCCAACATATCTTTTTCCTGTGGTATTCCAATGGCATGTTCATGTCCACCACCCTTACCAAGGATTTTTGCGACCTCTACCAAATCAATGTTGCTATCATCAGCACTTCTTACTGACAAGAAACCAGGACGATACAACACCACCCAAGCATATCCATCTGCTTTCAATGCATCAGATACTTCGGATAAGAAATGGTCGCAATAGCAGAACACTCCCTTATTATTAAGTTCGGAAATTTCCAATCCATCATAGTATTCCTTGAAATCTTTTTGCTTACGAACAAGAAATGCTTTTTCGGCTCTGCTCAATTCAACATCACCACCAAAGAATCTATTAATGAACCAAGTAAATCCCATATCCCAATACAATGAATTGAATGGTTTACTTCTTGGATCTTTCAAAATGTATAAATCAAAATCGTTTACTATGTCAATCAATTCTTTCAAATGGATTAAACAATCATCATGGTTAAAAAACTCATATGCCAGTTTACAGCCACTAAATCCTGGACAAACATAAATGAACTTCTTTGGTTCATTCCATTTAACAGCACTTTCGTGATGGTCTAAAACGAGAACTGGTTTACCAAATGCTATGACTTCATTCAGATTACACGGACAAAAATCTGTGAATATGATAGCATCAAAATTGTCCTTGTGTTTGATTAACTTAGGAACAATCGTGTTCTCTTGGGAATAAGTAATCTGTTCACTGATTACTTTGTTAAAATAGTTTTTGATTACGATAGTAGAGGTAGCACCATCCATATCGCAGTGAGAGAAGTTTAGAATTCTCAGTTTTGTATTATGCCAGTAATTCATTTTATAGTCCTTTCTTTTTGTTTAAAAATAGAAAAACCACCATCGTTTGTCAATGGTGGCTTTGTTATAATCGTTCTAAATTAGAACTTACATATTAGAGAGCTTTGCGAAGAAATCGTCACTGTCTGTAACTTCTTCTTCAACAGGTTCTGTATTTGGAGTGAATGAAGCATCTGCGGCTGGTGCTGATGTGGTTGTTGTGGCGGCCGCAACTGTAGCTGTGCCATTACCAAAAGACAAACCTTCATCTGCGCCGAGAGGAGCACCATTCTTCTTCAAGTAAGCATCCAAAATACCCTGGTAATCACGAACGTCGCTCTCCTTGTGTTCGCAATCGGCCAAAGTATAAAGTTGAGATTCAATGGCATCAATCTCTTCATCAGTCAATGGAACATACTTCTTTGCAGCTCTATCCCAACGATTAATTGGCTTTGGTGAGCCGAAATTAGAGCCGTCATTCTTGACATACTTGCCAGCCTGATTACCCTTGAAAATAAAGTTTGCTCCAGTCTTCCAATCAAAGGGATTAAAGCCCTTTACTACACCTTCTTCAGCATCTTCATGATCTGTCATTGCCTTAGAAATCAATCCCATAACGAGAGACTTGTATTCAAAACGGAATACCTTTCCTTCTGTTTCAGGTGCATTGTCATTACGAACAATGAGAACATTGGAAATGTAATTTGGCTTGAATTTACCAAGTGTCTTATTCTTGGCTTCTTCCTTTGGATATTTCTTCCACATGGCTCTGTTGAAATCACAAATTGGACAAGGCTTTCCATACTTACTCAAACAATCACAACCAAACCATGAACCATTCTTGAGCTGGAACATGTGGCTGCGGTTCTCCACGAATGGAGCAACTTCATCTGGGTGAGAGGGAAGAAAACGCATTACTACTTCATATGTGCCATCTTTGATGACTGGTGTGAAAGCATTTTCTACCTTGTATGACTTCTTTTCTGTAGTTCCAGCGTTACCTGCATTTTGAATCTGCGAAAAATAACCTTGGAAATCTCTTTTTATTGGCATATTATTTTACTCCTATTTTGTTCACCATTTATTTAACACAAATGTAAAAAACTATTTTTCGTTGTCAATGCTAAATAAAATTTTTTAATTATCACAACAACTTCAAATTTCAACAAAACGCTTTGTGTTATCTAAACAGTAGTTTGTGTTACTTTGTACATGTTATGTCTAACGATCTTCATATACTGTATAAATCTAAAATAATCTTCGTCAGTAATCTTTTTCTCATCAATTTCAAATTTCTTGTTATGCCAAGCTATTACGAATTGAAGTAGATTGACCTTACCTGATTTAATATATTCATACAATACATTTTTTTGATCTTCTCCGACTTTATATACATCTAGTTTTGTTTGGGTGAAATCAGCAAACACATCGTCTTGGTCTACCGAATTCTCCATTTCTTTATTTAGAAACTCCATTTGTTTCTGGGTTTCAAATAATGTATAAAATTTATTTAATTTCTCTAAAAAGTCAATATGTTGCATCTCTTTTTGTGTTAAGAGTTTGTTCTTCGTTATGTAATACCCTATGAATATAACACAAAAAGCATCCAATGAAAAATGACCACTGTTTATAGCATTTGTGAGATTGACGAAATTGTTTGCTCCAGTACTCCAATTCTTTGTCTTATTGAAGTAAAAATCAGTGAAATACTTAAAATAGTTTGTTGTAAACTTCTTTACCCTTGCAGGTGTTGGATTCTCCAATACCTCTTTGAGTTTGCGATAAAGAGCATACATTCCGTCTGCAGTATACATACTAATTCAAAAAATCTAATATGGATAATTCTTGTTTTTCTGTAGTCTTAATCTTGAACTTCTCTTTTAATTCTGTAGTCAATGCCACATAGTTCAATTCATCAAGGCACTTTAATGCCATTGGTGGTTCAAGATAATCTTCTACCAAAATAGATAGTGCTTCCAATATGTTCACTTCTTTATTCTTATGTAATTTGGCAAGTAATATGTTGAACTTATTAAAATCTTCTGTTACATTGTCAATTACTGGAATTAAGAATTTTGGAAGTTTGGTTGTTTCATCTATATCAGAGAAATCAAAACCATTCAGTCGCATGACCTTAAAGAACTTCTCTTTTATGTTTTGACTATCTGATAATAGTTCCCCATCTTCTATTAGTCCTTTCATATCCATAATTTATTTCTCCTTAGAATGCGGATTTATTCACCTCACTCATATCCGCATTTGATGCACCACTTGTTCCTGTAATGGATGAAAATGGTGTGCTGCCTAATGTATTAAAATCTATATTCTTTCCATCAACAGCATTTGTTGTTCTTGATGCTACTTGACCATTGTTCAAATCAAATATTCTTTGTTTCTCAATATTCACACCAATAGTTACGAATTGACCACGCTGGTTTCCATAACGAGTTTTTAATAGCTGAACATTATACATTCCCTGGTCCTTCATTTCTGGTGTTTGTGTAATAGCAAACACAGCATCAGCTTTCATGTTCTGACCAAATGAATCAGCAGTATCACTCAATGAAATTTCTGCCGTACCATATCCACTTCTGTTTGTCTGTGAAGCAGAAATTACTGGGAATCCATATTTCATACCCAATGCTCTAACTTGTTGTGCTGCCAATGTCAATAGTGTATTGGAATTGATATTTGGATTTGGCTTACCATTTGGAATCATACAACCAATGTAATCAACTATCAATATGTCAGGCGTAAACTTCTTCTTATCCTTCAAATCCTTAATCAATGATTCAATTTGTAGAGCATTGACAGTTCCTTCAGGATATTCCTTGATAATTAAATTGTGTTTTGCCAATTCAGCATCTTTGAAATGTTTACGAACTTCTTCTAATGCTTTTCCATACGCAGCACCAAAGTTTGCTTCAGACATGGCTTTGTATTGTTGCTGTGTAACATCAAACATATTCTGTGCTATACGAGTAGCAATCTTGTTTTCACTATCTTCAAATGTTACATACAATACACGATAACCATTTAGAATGAAATTGGTGGCAAGTGAACACATAATCAATGTTTTACCAACATTAGTACCAGACATTACTAATGTCAATGACTTTTCGTGTAATCCACCACCAATCATATCATCAAGAGTTTTCAATCCAGTCTTAAATATGACTTCTTTCGTGTTGGCATCTTCATACAATCTACGAACTTCACTGAAGAAATCAAAACCAATGTTATCATCAAATGTAAATGCTTCCGCATCTGCAACAGCGTCAGTAAACGAACCATTTTGTTGTGTGCCATTCATAGCATATTTTTGAATGCTGGCACAAGTATTCAACAATAGTTTCTTTCTTACGAATTCTTGTATTTCTTCTATGAGATATGGTGTATTTACTTCTTCATCTGAAATTGCTAATACTTCGTCTAATACCTTTAGTGTTTTTTCATCACTAATCATTCGTTTCAATTCAATCGCATTTGGCATATTACTGTATTTGCCATTGAATTCAAGAATCTTATTTACAATTGCCTGTGTATCGTATTCTGTAAACCATTTATCAGATAGTTCAGGAAGAACCTTAGCACATATTGTTTCATTTGCAAATAATGCTTTAATAACTACTTTCTCAAAATCATTTTGTGTCATATCATTACCAAATATAGAAATAAAATTGTGAATTTTTCCTAAAATTATTTTATTGGAACTTTCATATCAAAAAATCCTCTACATTGCTATTTTCTAGTTCATCATTTGCCAACTTGACATAATTTTCTGATATATCAAATCCAATATAGTTGTGGCCTAATTCTTTCGCTACCTTCGCAGTTGTGCCACTACCCATATACGGGTCCAATATGGTCAAGTTTTTCCCATCCAATGTGAGTAAACATCTTCTTACAATTTCTTCTGGATAGGCACAAGGATGACCACTCTCCTTGTTGTTCTTTGGACTAATAGTCCATATGTTAGTCATTGATGCCACAGCATTCTTGATTTCCTGTTGTTTTAAGGACTTTTTCTGTAACCAATATATTCTCTCATCCACAGTCCAAAAACGCCAGCCACGGGTATTTGCTGTCAATTGTCTGTTCCATATAATTTCT